AAAGCGGCACTCGGGCTAGTCCCCTGTGCTAAATAGCACTCCGCTTCTCATGCTAAGCGTACTTCATGATCTAAGGGTACATTGATCAATCCATCCGTAATCAGTAGCATCGTGACGATTTACGTCAATCTTGCGCGAAACCCCGTAGGGCCCAAACGTCTTCCTTCTGGCCATGTCCTCCTCGTAACGGTTCCCCGGGTTTTCTCCATCGAAGCAGTTTTCCTTCTGCTGGTTTTATTGTTGTGACAGTGTTCCTTCTGTTGTTGAGTTTGTGTGTGTGTGTGATTACTATGTGTGTGTGTGTTATCTGTCTTTCTGTTCTGGTGGACAAAGGTGTTGAATGGTATCAATCGTTCGTAAAGGGTCGTTGATAGCTTGCGTGTGAATAGGATCTGGTAATGAGTCGTAGTACTGTTCAAGAACAATCTGGTGATCTGGGGGAATACCGAACGCAAAATAAAAAGAAACGCGTTCCTCGTTTGTTGGTTCGCGTTCTTTCATGCTCATTTTATCTAAGAGCTGTTGTCGATACTTGTAGTAATGGTCCCCCATTTCCGGAACCCACGGTGTAGCACCCCTACCTAGCCATTTATAAAAGCTACGGTAGATAGGGACACCACCTGAGCAGGCAAGTCCACAGCCGGCTATAGCCCCAATTTGCTTCTCATAACACTTCTTTGATGTTAGTTGTTTAGTACTAATCAAATCAGAGTATAACCGCTTTGAAGGCCGTGGCACCAGGTGGTAACCGTGTTCCGCATGTACAACTGGTCGAGCCTGGCAAAATTCTACAGACTCCAATTCAGTGTACACTCCATCATATTCCATCGTTAATCCCATTTCCAGGAACCAATCCTGCAAACCGTCGCGGAAATGTGTCAATTCCCTTTCATCCATGATGATGACACAATCATCTCCATCGTTCAGTAGCAACACTTTATTAAGCATACCTTTGTGTTCAAAGTAGGCATACATTAATGTGCACATGATGATAACGTTCCCAAGGGAGGTGTTCATGTCTCCCGACATTCTACACCCGCGGACCGTGTATTTTATCTTACCATCTTTTCCATGGTAGACTCCCTTGTTTAATAATTGATGAGCGAGAAGCTGTGCAAGTGGTGGCAAGTCCGTGCCATCACCTTCCACAAACATGTGGTAAATACTGTGTTCATATTCCAAGAGCAAGTCGTTGATATGTTGGTCAAACCTACTTGCATCTAGTCCTACAGCCACAGGATTCTTAAATCTACTCCACATGCTTGCAATCGCATTCCCTCTATCAATCATGTTCATGCCTTTTGCTACTGTACGGTGCTCTCCCGTTGGATCAAACACCTTATCAATAGAACAGAAAATAGTGTGTTCTATATGCTTTAAATATCTACCTAATTTGACATTAAATCTCGGGGATCGAGGTTGAATCGCTCGGGGAGCTCCCCCCGGCTTACGATACTCATCTTTCGTAAAAACCCTGACCCAGCAGTCACGCTCTTCTAGGGGCCGACCTAGAAGAGATTCAATTGCGGCTTTGTAACATCGTCGCTTGGCCCCACCGTAAAACGCGAGGAATTCCTCATCGCTAATCGGGCTGACCTTGCCAACTGCAGTTGCCTGCTGTTCTAAACCACTCTTAAATGTGTGTACTCTGCTTTCTATCTTGTTGCGCGCTTCCTCGACAGGGTTGTCGGAGGAGGATATAGTGTGGTGATCCCATGGCTTTGGACACCTCTTAAACCCCCCCTTCCCATCCTTGACGAAGAAAACGCGTTCTAAAATAGCGTGTTTTACTGATTCAATATCATTATTAGGCATATCCCAATCAGGGCCATTTGTTCCATTGACCCTGTAGTACCTGCGCGGCTTTGCAGCTGCGCCTTCCTGCCTGAGCTTCGTGACTGAGAAACTCTCACCATTCCCAATATCATCAATTTGCCATAAATCGACACCTGATGAACTGGTTGTTCCAGTCACGATACCCAAGCACCCCTAGCAGTCGGAGGGGTCGTCCACCCAAGAGGATTGGACTTCCCGTGCCATTGCGACAGGTTTTTCGGAATACATCTCCATGGCATGTAGTTCAACGGTAGAAGGTATCCAATACATCTGTGCAGCGTGTAATGATACTTCATATAAATCGTTGTCCCTCATGTTCACGAACATAGGATCCCCTTCCTGTCGTCGGGCTCGCACTATGTGGCTCGCATCATTTTGAATAACCAAACGGTTTACGGGACTGTTTTTAATAATTCCGTGCTTCAATTTAAGCGTTCCACGTATCTCCCCTGCTAATACCGGGATTCTCGCCCTGTTTCTTTTCTTCAAATTACTTCCCATCCAGTTTTGTCTTCTTAATTTTCTAGGAACATGTACGATACTTTCCCCGGTTCTGCTGTTTTCTCCAGCAGAGCCCTTTTCTTCTGACGTTTTCCCTTCATGGGCGATCAAATTGCCATCGATCACCTCGCGAATTACGTCCACCGTATATTCGCGCACGGGCTCGTGCAATAGCCATCCAGCTATACAAGCCCCGAATCCTACCAAGGTGGAAAGGGAACCATTATAGTATCCCAATCCAGCGAGCACAGTCCCCGTGGTTGCCAAACCACGTGCTGCGCATCGTTTCACTTTGGTGAGTAGAGGATCCTCGAGAATGCTAATAGCACCGGTTACGTTCCTAGCCAGTCCAACTGCAGTGAACATCTCGGATGTCACCTTTTTAGCAATTGCTGTGCTGTTCCCGTCCTTAGCGCTACCAGCTTCCTTCGAAGAAGCCAAGTCTCTACCGACCGCGGTGGGAGCGGTATGCCCGTCAAGCATACCACACCCGGCGACATGGGCTCCGGTGTTACCCAGAGCAAAATAACGAAAAATCTCAC